GCTCGACTTCAAGCACACTTGGAAACCAAGGATTGTCCATGTAATTGACTTGCACTACATAGCTATCTGGCACTTGGTTAGCAATGAATCGAGTGTAAGTGTCATCAGTGTCCAAGTCTGGATTCATCGTCACCCAGATTTCAGATCCTTCAGCACGGATCGTTGGAATGAGAATGTCCCAGGACTTCTTGCTAACACTCTGCGCTTCTTCGATCCAGCAGATGTTGATATTAGCCATCGACTTGATGGATTCAACCGTGTGATTAGCTAGCCCTGAGAACGTGAATATCGTGCCATTTAAGCCACGAATTTCTGTTTCCGTGACTGTGTAGAAGTATCCAAGATTAAGTGTCTGTATCTGGTCTACAAGCAGAGTATGAACCGATTGCTTGATCGACTTCTGCACTTCTCTAGCGCAGAGAATACGCATGGGCTTTTCAGCGCCCTTAATCAGCAATGCAGCAGAGACAGAAAAAGACTTACCAGAGCCTCTACCGCCATGAAGGATCTTATAGCGGTAAGGATCAAATAAGCCTTTTAGCTTTGGCGGAAACTTAGCTTCAGTCTCCAAACTTCACCTTGATTGCGTGTTGAACTGGACCGCCGTCAGCGCCAGTGATCTGATTCTTTACTTCAGCGGGAATGATCTTACCAATCAATGCCATGTAAGCATTTGGGTTTTCTTCAGCTTGGCGTAGAAAGTATTGCTGACCGCCAGCCTGATCTAAGGATGCAAGCAGCATGTCTTTGATGGCTTGAGTGTTTTTATTAGGCGCACCCTTGGGTCTGCCGCGACCTCTGTTGGTTAAATTTTCTGCCTGTATTTTATTTCCGCTCATCGTCTTAACAAGTCTGAAAGACTCACTCCATTTCGACTAACAATCTCTGGAAACTGATCGTCAAACATGACGTAATTGCGTGAACCTTTGCCAGCAGAGCGAGAGCCTTGGTCTAGATAGCGGATGCCGGGGATGCCAAGGTCCATAAGTCTTGATGACAGCGCTTTTGCGGCTTCTTTGTCATTGACAATGTTTTGAGCCATTCTTGATAAATTGTAAGCATCTCTTCCAGTTGCTTCTGGGCCTGTTGCCTCAATAATTCTGTTGTCTTTTGTAGAAAAGAAAGGAATGTCACCTATTTTTCTCATTTTATACTCTGGCATTGTTTTGCTTAGAGCTTCTTGAATAAAAGGCGATTGCTCACTCAATGGCGCATCCCAATCCAACAAATGATGCTCCCCTAGCGGATCAGCCGCTTCTCTTGCGGCATCAGGCCATTTGAGTTCGACGTTGTAGAGATGGCCTGGGTCTTGCCTGATAGAACTACGCTGTTCCATTAGCGCGTCATATTCACTTGCAGCATTACGGCCAACATCAGATTTAAACTTTCGATATTGGCCCGCACTATCTGATTCCATTACTTTTGCAAGTTCCGCCATTCTGTTGTTTATAGCCTTAATTGCATCCATATCTTTTACGTTTTCTTGATACTGTTTCGCCACCGGACTATCAAACCCTTGAGCAAAATACCCACCATGCCCATAAGACTGATTTCCTTCACCAGAGCCGATCTTGGTAAAGTCAAACTTATCAAACAAATGCGGCGAGCCATGACTGGCTTTAATCATTCCCACTAAGCCGCCAGCATCCGTACCGAATCCGCTCAGTTTCTCAAACTGCTCTTGCGCCCTAGGATCTCCACCGAAGAAATCCTGCCAACCTTTGCCCTGCTCCCAGTCCTGACGGCCACGCCAGTTACGATAATCTTCCATTAAGCTAGCAAGACTTGGCATACTCAATCCTCTTCCGATCTACCTAACCAGTAGTCACATCTGTCATCAGCCTTCATCACAGTCAAACTGTCATCGACATAAATATCAAGAAGGCAATCACCAACATTAGCTCTATCACGATGCTTTTCCCAGAATTCGCAGTTGGCGCAGATATGATCTAAGTCATTCATCTATCGTGTCCAAGAGCTTCATCAAGTAATGATTTGCTTTCATTATATCTGTTTTCAGAGAATTGTTTTCTTTTCGGCCAGCGCGTGCAAGGTACTTTATAGCGTTTCCAATAAGAAAGCCTCTAAACTCTTCCTCAGTCATCCATGCGCGTATAGCATTCCATGGCTGAATGTCTCTAGCGTAATGATCGCCAGCGACTTGATATGTGTCAGCGTGTGTAGAGTTTTCGCCTTTCATCCGTTTTCCCGCCCAACAAGCATTGCATCAGCTATGTAATACGCATGAAGCTCAAGATCAGATTTATCAAATTCATCCATATTAATGAAATGATTTTGATATGCTAAATGATGAGACAAAAGAGTTTGCATCGCCTTGGCCGCAAAATAATCGCGGAGGGTCATGCCTGAATCTTTGTATGTGCATTCTTTGGATGGGTGTAATCCCGGAAACGCCGGGCCTCCATTGTTCTTACTCATCACACAACCTCCTTCTCAAACACTCCGTTAGCATTCAATCGGCCTTTCCGATCCTTAATCTCTTCCCAGGCATGTTCAAGACATTCTAATAGATTAGTTCCTTCTAGATCAGCAACAATGATTAACGTCACTAGCACATCACCAATGCCATCACGCACACCAGACTGATCGCGCTTAATAAGAGCATCGCATAACTCGCCGAACTCTGATGCCGTTTTGAGGAGTTGCGTTTTTGAGTTGCCATATTGAATGATTCTCCTTTCTTCTGCCCAGCGAATGACTTTCATTTCTAATTCATTGAAACTTGACATAATGCACTTACTCCCAGATTTTCATTGTTAAATCTAAATCGTCTTGCAAACCGCCAGCTTTTGCTTTGCCATGCAAAGTCCAAGCATTCACAATGCCGTTGACGGTTCCGTAAAGCTTATATGGCGTTCTTGTTGTCTCAAACTGTGTAAGCTGCCGTACTGGAAATCCTTTGCGAACAAATACAGGCTGTCCTGACAATGCCGCATCTAAATCAAAGTCATCCATCACTTACTCCTATTTTGCCTTTCGTTTTGCCCAGAGTTGTTCCTGGTACTCTTTTGCTCTTAACTTCTGTAGACAACCGCAAGATTTGCTTTGCCCTGACAACAGATTCTGCTCCAACACTGAGCGGATCGTTCCGCATCGACACTTAGCGACTAAGACGCGCTTTACGCCATTCGCCGTCTGTTTATCCTGATCCGCTTCTATAATCGTCCAGTAGCCGATAGTCATTCCGATAATATCTCGTCTAGGTCTTGGCATCGCGTTTCATCCTAGGAAGGCCACACCAGTGAGTAAACTGTCCCTCTGGATAATACTGGCCGATAATCGCTGTGCCATAGACAGTGCGTAGTAATATCTTCGTTCCATTCGGCGGAGGATAATCTCCAACCGCTTTCCATTCTGGTTGATACTCAGCAACGTATCTGTGATTATTCATACTTCTCAATAGTTATTATTAATGCACCAGATTGCACTGGTTCGCCATAGTAAGCGTATATACGTTTAACGTTTCTATCATTGTCAATAATAATTCCTTTCAAAGAATCCAAAATTAACTTTAATGAATTATCGAGGTCGATTAAAACTTTGCTTGCTTTGCCAGTTATTGTCATTTTTGGCCGCACCTCAACAACAACGCTAACTGGGCCAGTAAACATTTTTACTTTGTGTTGGCTACAAACGTATTTGACTTCATTTTTGTATCGACGCGCTTCTGGAGTGACAACTTGCCTTCCTTTGTAAACGCGCCAAATGCTGTTTACAGAAATCGGATATGGCAGTTCAAGTGTAATCATGTGACTATTGTTGCATTATTACTGAACTTGTCAACTAACGTGCTATTCAATGCGCGAGTTAGCGACCAGTAGCTGCATGATCTTAGCTCTTTGTTGCGCTGCTTTGATCGGCTTAGCATCAATGCAATCCCTGCATCTTCTAATTCCAAATGATCTTGACCGCTCGTAGTCCATGACCTGTTGAAACGCAAGAACCGTAAATGACTTTCCGCAATCAACACAAGCCGATTCCCATTCCATCATTTTTATCTTTCTTCCGTCCTTAGTGATGTACGGGACAAGTGTTTTTCTAGTGAACACGCGCCCGTCTGGTGTAAAGATTTCAAACTTCATTTTTTGCTCCGTTTGGATGTCAATGGGCCTACTCACTGCTCATCACTCTTTGTAAAGAGTGAGTGAGTTGAGTGAGTTTAAATATGGCCTGACTCAACAAACACACTATTGACTCAACGTTGAGTTCTATTGAGTATCAACCTGTTTAGAAACAAGGAGTTGCGAACTTATCATGCCATCAAGCACTCTCCATCCATCCTCATATTTTTCTAAAAGATGCTCATCGGCCATTTTCTTAAACAATCCCATTTTTGTGTCCATTGTTCGCGGCGACCAATCAGGCTTAATTGCCTTCATGCTTGCTCTTACGGATGCCCTTATGACGTATGGATAATTGCCGCGCATCTGATAGCCGTCCCTGCTCCAAGCGTCAACCAAGATCGTTGTTTCCCATGAGTAGGGATCTTTTTTAGGCAAATCATCAGCGGCTACTGGTTTCACCACACAAGTAGTTGCGATTGCGTTCCACTTGGTTACGCCCATTTCCACAATTTCAAGCATATACAAAATCTCATCGCCCTTTCCTGGCAAACCACGCTGCTTAGTGACAGTCGCTATGCGTATTCCCGCCTTATCCTTGACCTCAATTTCAGTATCCACATGTGCGCGAATTCCTGACCAACCGCGTAAACCTTTAGTTGCGTCTTTACCTGAATGAGCAATAATTAGAATGTGCGCTTCAATAATGCTTTTCAATATGTCAAATCTCTCCATAACCTGACCCATATCCTGACCAGCGCTTTCGTTTGCGCCAGCAGAGATTCTAGCTAAAGTATCTCCAATAATTAATTCAATACGTTTTCCAGTCAGTTTACATACTTTTAGCATTAATTTAGCTAATCGTTTTACATCACAATCAGCTTGATAAAAATTAACTGGCGCTTGCACTATAAGTAAATTATCTCCAATACTTACGTTGTGGTATTTTTCGTATGCTTTAATCCTAAAACGCACAGAGCTTGGCGATTCAGAAGCCAAGTAAACGACAATTCCTTGCTCTGTTTTGCGTCCCATCCAGTCTTTTCCAAGAGCTACGGCGCAAGCTAAATCAATACCAAAGAATGTTTTGCCTGAGTTGCTATCGCCATACAGAATAGATATCTCATTCCGCACCAGTAAGCCCTCAACTAGTTCATCAGGAAATTCACACTGCTCTGGTAACTCTGAGCAAAATATCGCTTGCAGATCTGCAAACAGGTCTTCTTCTGGATCTTCATTTTCACTTGGCGCATCTGATGACATGGGGTTTTCCCATCCCAGTGATTGCGCCATGTAGAACACTTTTTTGTATGTGACTTTTTCCGGATGAAAAGTAGCCCAATGTTTAATATGATCGTCTGACCATTTGTCAGAGCGCTTGCTCCATTCAATCCAAAGATCGCGCCCAACGTTGCCGATTGTTTTAAGTGCCAAACCAACGTCATGCCATGTCTTTGTATTGTCTGCATCAAGATGTGTTAAAGCTGATCGAAGATCCCTAATTTGCGCCTCAGTAACATAAAGTTCTGTGCCATCGTATTCGAATATAAAGTCATCGCGCTTTTCAACTTTTTCTATCTTAAATGCGGCTAAAATTTCCTCTTTTGTATATGGTTGCTTGCCTGATTGATGTATCATCCGTACCGGATAAGGATCTCCATACTTGTGATTGTCAAATCCTGGTAGACGCAAAACACGCGCAAGATCCATTGCGTTTCTGTCGCTTCCGTAGCTGCTAACCATAGCTTCCATGACGGCGTTAAAATCATCCGCTGATAGGCCATCAACTAGTAAATAATTGTGGTATTTGCCAGGACTAGTGTTGACAACGATATGCGGCTCTAAAGGAAGTTTTTTTCCATCGCCATCGTCTTCTTGGAACACGGCGCGAATCGTTTTAAGGCATGAAATCTTGCGCCCAGTACCGTCCATCTCTTGCACAGAAATGTAAATTCCAGCGCCTTTGCCATTAAGTTCCTCAAGCATTGGAAACTTAGACTCAAGATCGCCATGCTCTAACTTAACGTAAGCTGGATTCTTTCTGTCCCGATCATCATCAAATGTCTGAAACGTATGCAAAAAAACGCTTTCGTCCAATAGCGTCAAGAAGCGTTGAGCTTCCTCAAAATCAGCCATTGGACTTCCCCTCAAAATAATCACTCAGTGCTTTCAGTGTGTTGTAAGTCGGATTGTCATTTTTTCCTGATCTCACATCGTACACAGTGCTGTAATGCAGGCCAGTAGCATCAGCCACCATATCTATGCGCCTATCAAGCAATTGCTCGCGCACTTCTTCTAACGTCATCATTTTCGGATGCCTCCTAAGTTTTTCGTAACAACCTCTTGACATCTTAGTTTACGACCTGTAGCATTGTCAACCGAAGCCAAGGAAACGCTTGGCACTCACCAGGAAAGGAGTAAGTATGAGCATTAACCTAAAGTCCACTAGAGGCGCAGCTTCTGATGGCGTAAAAGTCCTAGTCTACGGAGGCGCTGGCAGTGGCAAGACAACTCTTATCGGAACGCTTCCAGATCCGATTATCATCTCTGCTGAAGCTGGCTTATTGTCACTGGCTGATCTGGACATTCCATATATTGAAGTCACGGATATGGCTAGCCTCAAAGAGGCGTACTCTTTTGTTACGTCTGCGGAGGCTACTGGGTTCAAGTCTGTAGCAGTTGATTCGATTTCTGAGATTGCTGAAGTTGTCTTGAACGCTGAGAAGAAAGCAACTAAAGACCCTAGACAAGCCTACGGCGCATTGCAAGAACAGATGACTGACCTTGTACGCGCATTTAGAGACATTTCTAACAAGAACGTCTACATGTCTGCAAAGATGGAAAAGACGCAAGACGAATCTGGCCGCATTCTTTATGGCCCTAGTATGCCAGGCAACAAACTGTCTCAAATGCTTCCGTACTTCTTTGATGAAGTGCTTGCATTGCGCGTAGAAAAGGATGACGAAGGCAAGCCACAAAGAGCGCTGATGTGTGACTCGGATGGCCTCTGGTCAGCAAAGGATCGCTCTGGCAAATTGGATCCCTGGGAAACAGCAGACCTTTCTTTTATCATTAACAAAATCGCAGGAAACACAAAATGAAACTGGTACTCATTGACGCTTCTGGCGGCGAACACGACCTTGACTCAGTAATCCTTGGCATTGCTGGAGACATTCATAGGCTTAATCAGCGCCTAATTAATGTTGAGCAAGAGCTTGGCATCACATATCAGCAAGCAGAAGCTGAAGCTATTGCAGATGCGGAGGAAGAAGATGTCGGATCTGAATAACCTGTCTCAGCAATGGCTAGAAGCCAAGACGCTTGAACGTGATGCCATGGAACGTAGGCGCACGATAGAGCTAGAGATGGCTAAATGCCTTAAGCTACAGGATTCTGACGAAGGAACTGTCAGTCATGTGTCTGGCCCGTATAAGATTAAAGCTGCATGTCGTATTAACCGCAAAATTGATCCTGAGCAGTTCTTACTACTGGCTAACGATGCAAAGATTGACGTTACTGAGTTCACAAAATGGAAGTGCGAACTAGTCATGAGTGCATGGAAGAAGCAGACGCCATTTGTGCAACAAGCACTGAGCAAGGCAATCACTGCCGAACCTGGCAAGCCAACATTTACAATTGAAATTACGGAGTAAGTTATGCGTTTAGATGAAGTTTTTACCTTAGATTCAGTTCCTGCACCAACCACTAGCTATGATGCGATTCCTGCTGGCCTGTATGAAGCGACCATCGCCAATGCGGAGATTAAAGATTCCAAATCAGGCGGAAAGTACATTAATGTACGCTATGACATCACTGGTCCTAGTCACGCTGGCCGTGTGGTGTTTGGCATGATTACGATCAGCAATGCTAACCCGAAGGCTGAAGAAGTTGGCCGTCAGCAACTTGGTGAATTGATTCGCGCCATTGGTCTAGACAAGCTCGCAGACACGGATCAACTGATCGGCGGATCTTTGATTATCAAGCTAGATGTCGAACAGTCAGAAAAGTACGGCGAGCAGAATAGAGTGCGCGGCTTTAGGCCAGCAAGCAAACCAACAGTAACGGCCAAGACCAATACACCACCTTGGCAGAAGAAATAACACCCTCCCTGGTGCTTTTGCCCTCAGTATCTCCTGGGGGCTTTTTTTATGGAGATAGCAATGAAGCTGCCGGTAGAGAAGGATCAAAAGACAGACTTAGAACAGGAGCGCGATAGACGTTTAATGCGCCTAGTGGCCTATGCTATGAACGATGGCTTAAAGACGTTTCCTGTCAATCACGCCAAAGGCTTGCACAAGATGGTTGCTGAATACATGGAGATATGCGCTCTACTGGATTCAACTTATGTTGTGTATCATCCGACCATTGATGGAATGAATGAGCCATGAAC